AACAAGGATATGGAGTACATGCAGTTTGTCGGCTTTCTTATGAAGCTGACTTGTGCTGTTTTCTCTATGGATGCGGCAGAGCTTGGGTTTGTGTTCGGGACGGAGAATCAGCAAGCCTCATTATCCCAGGGGGGTCCAGCCCAGAGGATCGTGGCTTCGAAGGAGCGTGGTCTTCGGCCAGTCCTCCGCTCTCTTCAGCAGTGGTTAAACAATTACTTTGTTTATCCATACCACGAAGACTTCCAGCTTGAGTTTGTTGGTCTTGATTCTGTGTCTGAGCAGGACAAGATCGAGATGGACCTAAAGGCTATTCGTAACTTTAAAACGATTAATGAGATCCGCCAGGAGCATGACCTTAAGCCGCTAGACAGTCCGCTGGCAGACATGATTCTTGACCCAACATACATGAACAGTGCCTTTGCAATGCTTCAGGAAGAGAAGATGGCAGAGCAGGGCGGCCCTGAAGGGATGGATCCAGAAGGGATGATGCCAGAAGGGATGATGCCAGAAGAGATGGAGGGCGGCCCCGAAATGGAGGGTGGTCAGGAGGGCGATCAACCCATGTTTGAGTTTGATGGCCAGGACGACCAGCCTGACTTCTCTGGAGAGCAGGGCATGGACCTACTAACGCAGGCGCTGGTTGGAAAGGCCGAAGAATCAATTGGCTCAGGGAGCCTCACACCACTCACAGCACTCAAGAAGGGAGCAAAGAAGCAGCTTCGATATCGCGACAACAAAGCGTTTGTTGTGGAGGTGTAGTGTGAAGATAAAGGTTGAGGAGTCTTTCCCAGGCGAATTTGAAGATACGGACCCACTAGAGCTACTTGATAAGTGGGAGCGTGCCGCACACGCATGTCAACACCAGATGGAAGTAATGGTGCAGAAGGCCCTTGGCCTCCCGTCAGAATCAGAGGTGCCTGTAGATGCAACTGTCGATGCCATCACCGAGCTTGTTAGCAGGATGTCCAAGGCTTACGAGCAGAGGATGAAGACTATGGTTTCTGACATGGCAAAGGCTGTCGAGCAAGGGGGCGGTGTCGATAAGTCTGACGGCAAGGTTGCGTCGATATACTCCGACGACGATGTTCAGGCAATGGTCATGAGGGCCTTTGGCGGAATGAAGCCATGGCGGCGAAGCAGATGAGTGCATTCGATGCAGGCGATGATGCCGCAAAGGTTGCGGCGCTGCACCACGAGGCGTTTCTTGTGGAGATGTTTGGCGAGTCATCAACGACGCCAGACCGTTTAAGTTTCTTAATCAAGAAGGGATACTTAAAACGGTCGGATGTCGGGAGGTTGGGGCTAAAGACAAGCGCCGGGCTCATGGACCCGGTTGAGTTTGTTATACAGATGAGCGCCGTAATGAGTTCAGCACCACCAGAATCCGTTCAAAAAATGAGGCGCTGGCCAGTAAAAAAGTGGATTGGCATCATAGGGAGGGAGATAGCGTCACAGCCTGATGGGGGGGCTGAAGATACGATAGGTGTTCCCACAACAAACAAGCCGCTGCCGCCGGAAAGCGTAACTGAGCAAATGGCCGCCATGGTCCCAGAAAGGCTCGGCACTTCTCACCGCGCAGCGTATGAGCAGGCGAGAGAGCGAAGCGGCGAGTATGTCCGAGGTCTTGGAAACAAAATAAGCGAAGACGGACGGTCGATAGTCATGGAGGCCTGGAAGGAGGAGGACATCGTTCGCCCGGTAGATGAGCTAAAGAGGCAGGCCACCATTGATGAAATCAGGGCTGAGACTTCAGACGGCGTCTTGCGGGGAAAGGCGGCAAAAAAGGTTGCAAGCAACCTTGGCCACAAGACCGGAGAGTGGAGCAGGGACTGGCTACGCATTGCACAAACAGAGATGCAGGGCGCTTACAATGACGGGCAGGTTATCGGGGCCGTGAAGATTTACGGCGACCGCGCTATGGTTGCGAGGGTGCCAGAGCCCTCTGCGTGTCAGCATTGCAAGTCTCTTTTTATACAAGAGGGAAAGCCTGCGGTATTTCTTGTTCGTGATCTTGTTGAGAATGGAACTAATGTTGGGCGGAAGGCACCCCAGTGGCAAGCAACAATCTGGCCGGTGCATCCAAATTGCCGATGTGATACACAGGTTGTACCGCCAAATTTTGCCTTTAATGATGACTGGATACTTGTGGCAGAGGTTTTTGATGAGTGATGAAGATAAAGGGGTTGGTAGTGACGGCGTCCTTTCAACCCAAAACGACATTTTAGGTTACTGGTCGCTAGGTCCAAAAGGGAGGGGCCGGGTTGACAGCCTTGTGCAGAAGTTAATTAAAAGCAGAGATAATAACGAGGAAGCCCCCGATGAAAAGCCCGTTCAAGAAGGCGATAAGTAACGCCACAGCGAATGCTGAATCGCCACACCCATCTTTCGATGAATTTCTTTATCGGGTGGTTCCGGTTGTTAAGTCAGAGGCTGCCGACGAAGACGGCCAGCATGAGGCTGTCGATACCCTTGATGCAGACTCAAACCCGTTCCTTTTCCTGATCGAAAAGGCTCGGACGCATAAGTATATTATGCGGATACCAAACAAAAGACCCCCTCCAAAGTATAGGTACATATACGACATTAAGCGTGGCAGGAAGTACGTTGGTGACGAGGAACACCTTAAGGAGGGAAACAAAATCAAGGTTAAGCATGAGGATGGCCATGCACACCTAGAGGTTTTGGAGTCAAAAGATGGCAAGGTAAAGGTTAAGCACAGTGAGACTGGGGATGTTACTGAGCATGACATGTCCGATTTGACTAAAAAGATTCAGGAAGACCACAAGGGTGCAATTAGCCACCACAAGAACAAGCTAAGGAAACGCATAGTTGACACCATGAGCTATGGATCTCCCGCCCAGCAAAGGGTGGCCATGGAAAACGCCGCTTCGTATGGCGTTTACAACATGAGCATGTTTGATTCCGAGAAAGCATGGGGTGGGGAAAAGGGTGAGGTTGCACAGACGCTTCACGACGACCTTGTTGGCGACATCGAGGTAAACCTACGAGATGATGTTCTAAAGTTTTCAAACCCCCAGGGCGCAAAAACGGGCTTAAGAAAGCACCAGGCAGAGGGCGCTCAAATGGCAATAAACTCACTCGAAAAAAGAGATGCGTTTATGCTGCAAGATGAGACGGGGCTAGGCAAGACGGTTACAGCCCTTGCCACGATCAAGGAGTCGGCTCCAGATCGCACTCTCTATGTTGTACCAACCACAAATGCGGCCCAGCTAAAGGTTCAGTTGCAGGGTGATGCAAGCCTCTACGACATGGAGATAAAGAACGCCCTTGGTGAAGACACGTCAAAGGGCGGCATATATACTGCCTCATACGAGGAGCTTTACGACACTGAGGCTGTTCTTGATGATGACGGAAACCCGGTAATGGACAAGAAGGGTGACCCCAAAAGGCGTCACATTCTTAGGGATGAGTTTAAGAACGGCTTCGACTTTATTGTCTTTGATGAGTCTCACAGCATGTCAAACCCTGACGGGGTTAGGGCGCAGGCGTGTGTGGAGTTACAGGGCTTGTCAGACAAGATCATGTATATGAGCGCAACTCCTTTTACGGATTTTAAAGACATGCACTACATGAGAAAGATGGGCATGTTCAGTGACGGTGCAGAGTTTACGTCCTGGGCGGCATCTTTGGGTGCAAGCGTTGGGGGAGGTGGGGAGCCTCCAGGCGACCTAACGTCAAACATAGGCAGGTCTGACGATCCGACACCGCTCGTCGCTGTTGCCGCATACATGACGCATAACGGTATGACCGTTCGACGTTCTCCCAACCTGGACAAAACACTCAAGGCGAGCTTTCAGGAGATTAAGTCTGACAAGATGCGCCCAGAGCACTCAAAGGCTTTTGAGGTTGCTGAACAGATCCGTGACATTGCTATTAATTCTGGAGTGAAGGCGTTCAACGCGGGGGCCATGATGAGCATCTGGCGTCGTCAGATGTGGGAGTGCGTTAAGGTTGAGGATGCAATCGGACATGCAAAAAAGGCAATAGATGAGGGCGGGAATGCTGCGTTGTATTTCTCTTTCAAAAAGTTTGATCATGCACCGTTAAAATCGTTTGCGAAGCAGCTTTCTAGCTCGGAAGGTCAGGCAAAATTTGGCATTGATCCCGAAAAAGGGAAAGAAGCGGCGGCTAGTATTAACGAGCTTATTGCTACGATGCCAGATTTTGACCCAATCGAAGAGGTCAAAGCGCAAATGTCGAAACACATTGGCGCAGACAAGATTGCAGAGATTCACGGAGCGGCAAAATCAGACGCAAAACAAGAGGCGGCTGATTATCAGTCCAACAAGAAACAATTGATGATCTCAACAATATCTAAGGGCGGAACAGGCCTTAGCCTTCACGATGAAACTGGTGACAGGCCAAGGACGCAGATCAATCTGTCTCTTCCCTATACGGCGGTTGAGCACCAGCAGCTTGGTGGTAGATCCCACAGAATGGGAAGCATGTCAGACACAAACATGATCTATCTTGTTGGGGATCATGAGAGTGAGCAGCGCGTCGGCGAGGTTGTTGCGGCAAAATTAAGGACTATGGGCGCTGCCGTTGCCGGAGATGCTGGCTCAAACCCTGACGCTAGAGACTTGCAGAACTGGGAGTTTAGCAATTCAGAGGGTACTCACGACCAGCGAGTTGATGGTGTTGCTGCGGCCTCAACTGATGGTAAGACGGACGACCCAGTGGCAGAACTGACTCGATCCGCCTTCAAGGACTACATGGAAAACCTGCAAGCTGGGGGAGACATTTTCCACCAGACAAGGCAGGCGGTTGGTCGCACTCGCGAAGCAAAGCAAGACACGAAGCATCGAGAGTCTGCCGCAAAGATTCATGCTGCCGGGTTTGACATTAAAAGCCGTGGTGACGTTTGGACTGTTGACTTCGACAACAAGACGCCGCACGGAAAGCTCCTGAACGACCACATTCGAAGCAGCCTCAAGAGAGGCACTCAATACGAAAAACCAGAAAGCGTAGAAAGAAGGCAGGGCTTTTATGCCAAGCCGGAAAAAGGTAAGGGCAAGGGAAAGCAAGTCGCTGTAATTAGAGACAAGCAGGCGTTTACCGAGCTTGCAAAGAAGCTCAACAAGAAAAATCTTGTGCCAGATGGCGACCATGGTGCTGTCCCTGGGTGGTCCGGTGAGCAGTTGTCTGACCACAAAGAAGGGCTTAAATCCGTAAAGAAAGCAGATTCGTCTTTTTCAACAATGCTTTTGGGTGCCGTCATGTCTGGCACAGCCGTTAAGAGGAAGAAGAAGAAAAAGGTGTCTAAGGCCGCAGACCTTGTGGGACGAAAAATACGAAAACTGCTTGAAGAGGGTTACCCATACGAGCAAGCAATAGCTGTTGCTATTAGGATGGGTAAGAAGGAAAAACTTGTGAAAAACCGAACCCCCCGTCGAGAGGCATAGTGAGAGAGCCAAAATTCCACATTGGAACGGTTCGGTGCGAGCATTGTGACGCAACGATCGGATCCTTCAGGGATGGTAAGCTCAAGATTACCGTTCGCAGCAGACTTGTCGCCATACGCAATGATGGGTTTGCCGAAACGCGCTGTCCTGAGTGTAAGTCGTCAACCGTTTTGCCGCTTGTTGCCTACAACGGCTCTGGCGGAAAGCGGAAGAGGGCAAGAGTTTGATTTAGCTCCCGCCCTGTGCGGTACTATAAAAATATAGATACTCGCTGTTGTATGTGTTGAAATAACAACCAATAATTTGGGACATGAACGTGAAAACAGACATATTTCAGTCATTCTTATTAAAGGGAAGGTCTTTTCCTATCGGGACTATCCGAACGCACGGCGGTGTAAAGAAGAAAAAAACCGCTCAGGGATGGGTCCCTGTTGCAGTTGGCAGGCCCACGGCAAAGCCTGAGGATGATCATGAAGGGTCGAGCGCTGGGCCAGAGGTTGTTAGCACTGACGGCATTGAGGGTTTTAAGTACCTTATGGGCGAGGTAAGCCGTTTGCTTCGGGACGAGGCCTCTGCCGCTATTGCGGAGATGAAGGGGTCGAGAATCAGGGCAGAAAAGGAAGAACTAGCCGAGGATGCCCGTACGCTTCTTATCGACTCTCGCCTTGCAGGCAAGCTGGCGGGAAAGAAGAGCATCACCCTGAAGGATGCGACTGCGGCTAGGGATCTGGCCGAGGAGGCATCCTTGGTTTTGGCGGACGCCCCCGGCGGCGAAAACAGCAAGAAGAAGTGGAATGAAAAAACAAAAAAGGAAAAGGCCGCCACGAGGAATTATGGTCGGCTTGAGTTTCTTCGACACGACCTCAACAAAGAGATAAAAAAACAAAAAATGGGCAAGTCCCAGGAGTTAGAGATGAACAAGACAGATCGAATGACGCTTTTTGACGCTGTTCAGGTTGCCAAGGCTATGGATGCTAACGGTGGCGCTGACGCTCCTTCTAAAATGTCTCCCAAGTATGATGGCGACGACATGAAGGGCGGCAAAAAGAAGAAAAAGAAGAAGAAGAAAAAACGCTCTTGGAAGGTTCCAGGCGAAGTCCCGGCTTAGTGGTGGTTGCTTTTGAGTGATCAAATATATTACGGCCCTCGTGGCGGAAAGTGGGAAGACCCTGAGCACACAAGGCCGTATCACGACCGATCCGACAAGCCGGGTGACGTGGTACAGGCTCTAATGGGAAGAGCTTCGCGTCTTTTGCAGTATGCTGATGAAGATGAGGCCGTTAGGCGTCTTCTTGATGACGGATACACCAAGGACCAGGCATACCTTGCGGTTAAGGCAGGGAAGCTGTTGAACAGGTTTCGCCAACAACGGAGCAAGCCAGTGGAAAAATCAAAGGGTCCATTTCAGCAGAAGATGGAAGAGGTGTTGAAGCAAGTTCACCCCCTTCTTCCTGAAGCTAACGGTGAGCTTGCGGACTACGGAAACCCAAAGCACGCCCCTGGTGTTGGCTGGCTTCCGGTGAACGACGGCACTGGTGGATGGTTTAGGCGAAGCAGCAAGGGTACAGACTTGTTTGACGTTTGGTATCCAGAGCATGATCAGATCATAGATATCGGGCGTGCCGCAAAGCTCCCAGACAAGAAAGAGTATATGATCCCATCACTGTGCGGAACGATGCAGATTGAGATGATTGAAAACCGTCGCCAGGTTGAATACGCAAAGCAAAACGAAGACGTTGCTGTTTCTAGCGGGTTTAATGTTGTGAGGGTTGAGTCGGTTCTTGCCATATCCAAGTTGCAGAAAGTGATAGCTGGTTATCACAAGCAAAACTTTGAGCGGATGCTTGCGGTGAAACGGACGCAATCGTCTATTCTTGGCCCACCGAGGCCGTTCTAGCTGTCGTCGTGATGTTGCGGTTCTAAATTTATTGACATCTGATATCGCACTGATTCAGTATGCTTTTCAGGCCACTCGGGGGCGATCTTTAATGGTCGCCCCTTTTTTTTTAGGATGTCCGTATGATAGCTGGAGACATATTTAGGTTATGGTCGCCATTCGAACTGCATAACGCAGACGATGTGGAGAAGGCCGGTAAGAAGGCTAAGACTGGAAAGATCGGCGGTATTGCAAGTACCGAACAGATCGATGCAGACGGAGAGGTTGTCCTTCAGGAGGGGCTTGACTGGGAATGGTTTAAGTCTAACGGATACTTTACATACGAGCACCCGATGAGCGTCGGGAACATTGTTGGAGAGCCAACAAACATTAAGACCACCGAGATTGACGGTGTTAAGGCAACAACTGTTGATGGTTTGATTTATCTGTCAGACCCTGTTGGAAAAACCGTATACGGCAAGGCCCTTGCAATGAAAAAGGCAGGCGGAACTCGTCGTCTTGGGTTCTCTATTGAGGGTCAAGTTGTTGAGCGTGATGGTGCCACCATCAAGAAGGCTAAGGTTTACAGTGTAGCCATAAGCCCGCGACCTAAAAACAATCTAACATGGTGGGAGCCGCTCATGCGTAGCGTTATGGCTGGTTATCCCGTGCCGCAGGGTGGTGTTAACCATACCGGCAGCTTTCAGCCCCTAATTCCTCAAAGCCTTCAGGGTGGAGAGGGTGGTCGTATCTCCACGGCCACTTTTGAGATCGGCTCTGTAAAGGAGCAGTTCTTAAAGGACCTCAGTGTTGAGGATCTGGAGGTAACTCGCGTTCTTAAGTCAATGCCTGGCTTAAGCTGGACGCAAGGTATTCAAGTAGTCGCCGCACTGCGGCATAAGAAATCCTAATTGGAGGTAGCATGAGCAGCGCAACCGAATTGCGTAGGGCGCTTTCAGCAGCCAGTATCGACGCTCAAGTCGCGGACGACATCATTGCCAAAGCCGTGAAAGCTGGCGAAGTTGTAGATGACGTAGTCACGCCTGGGCAGATTGATGCTGCTATGGAAGCCATCAAAAAGAGTCTCGGTGAAATAACCGAGGAAGAAGAAGTTGTAACGACACCCGTCGAAACCGTGGAAAAAGCATACGCTGATGAAGATGCTGATGAGGCGGATGAAGACGAAGACGAAGACGACGAAGAAGAAGAAGACGAAGACGAAGACGAAGATGAGGACATGGGTAAAGCATG